GTTTGGACGCACCTTGACTGTAATCGTGTCACCGATGAGCGGGAACAAAACGGAGTCAATACCGGCGGCACCAAAATCCTGGTGGAAGTCGAGGGAAACGCTGGCGTCTTTCAACCCGCTGATCCTCTGGACGAAAGTGTCACCGAAAGCGGTGGTTTCTTGCTCGGCTGCCGACAGTTCGAAAGTCACCGCAGCAATGCTACTTGTGAAGTCGGTGCCACCCAGCTCAATATCGTAATCGAGTGCGACAAATTTTGCCATTTTTTTCTCCTAGTTTGCGTACACGGTGACGGCGAAGTCCGCCGACAAATATGTCATGTCACCTATTGTAACGGATGACACGCTTGTCATCGCACTCAGGTGTGTGTCGAATGCTGCGCCCCCTAAAGTCTTATCAGACTCGACGGCAGCCTTCAAGGATCTGTCGCCCGTGCTGATGATCTGGTCGAGTGAGCGTTGCGCCTGAGCGGTTGCTATACGACCAAAAATAACTGTAACAACAAGCGTGTACTCTGTCAGCCCTCTTTGAAACGCCCGGTCGTAGGTGACTCCTTCTAGTTGAACTACGGCACACGGCATGGCGGGGTTGTCTGGAATGTCGGCGTATGTTCGGAGGCCAGAAATCGCGCCGATGTTTGTGGCTATCCCTGTGCGGATTGCGGTGATGCTCATGCCATCCTCAGACGACGGTACGGGTCAATCAGTCGGGCGACGTCGGGGTCTGTCCTGCCGATACGCACTGCGCCCATGTCTGAGAAACCAAGCACCCCGGTCGGAGATTCATAACGCTTGTACGCTCTGAGCGAGGCAAGCACTGTGGCCTGTTTGATCGCTGTCGGGATAGTGGCAAAACCAAACACCCCGGTAATCTCAACAGTTGCCCTACCGGATGGAATGTCGCGGGGCTGGTAGACGGGGAAGAAATAGTCACCAACAGCACGAACCTGGGTGAACGGCGTCACAATTCCGCCAGAAATCCCGTTCAGTGGCTCAAGTTGAAAATCTGATTCGGCAAGGGTTTGGTCGAACACCCCATCAGCGTCGGTGCTGATCTTCAAGGTCGTGACAGAGATAATGTCATCGGTTTCGCAAACCGTGCTACCCCGTGGGATATATATTCGGGTCGTGGACTCAGAGGGGAAGAACACACGTTCGGTGTACGAATCAATATCCCTCGAGGCTGATTCGATAGACAGCTCAAGCAGCGCATCGTCGATGGTGTCGGTGATCCTGGCTGCCAGTTTGACGTCTGCCAGCGTTGCATAACCGTTCACGATTGTCATTGTCTTCCTCCGTGTTCAAGTGTACCAACCAGGGTGGGAAGGGCGAAACCCCCCGGCGCGAATTCACAACGCGTCGAGGGGTTTCAGTGGGGTGCTGTTAGGCGGCTGCCATTGTCAGCGACTTGACGTGGTCGGCACCGTTTGCCACAGCTGCAGCAATACGGTACAGGAACCGGTAAGTCGTAACGTCTTGGTTGAATGCGTAGTCAGGCGACACAGCAACATCCAGACCAGTGGTCGCAACCTTGATCGAGGGGAAGTGTCCGAAGAACACTGCCTTTTCGGATTCAGTCGTTGCGGGCATCGAAGGCGATTCAAAGATCGGGAAACCAAGCACGGTCGACGGCCCGCCAGCAACGTAATCGAGCAGGTAGCGGTTGTCACCATCCTTGAGCTTCCGAATCTGGGACAGGGTGCCAGTGCTGACAACAAACCCGGTTCCGGGCAAGTTACGCACAGCGCCATCCACAGAGAACACCAAGTCAATGAGTTCGTCGGCTGTGAAGACGGTTGCGCTGGCTGCAGTCACACCGGTTCCAGCCACAGCCGCGACTGCGGTGTGGATGATCGTGTCGGCGCGAGTACCGATTGCGTTTCCAGCCTGGTCAGCAATGGTGCTTTCCAGTGGGAATGAAGCATCGGTCAACAGTTCGTTGGCGACAGGCACCAAGAAACCCTGCTTCGCTGGCTGCAAGTTGATGCTGCCAAATACGGGGTTCGACTCGTCAAGTGCTGCACCGGCAGCCTTTTCAGTGGCTGCGCTGTACCCAGTCAAGACTGGGATGCGAAGATCATTGCCGGACGACCTCTGGAATACCTCGGCAAGCTCAAGGAATGGTCCAACAAGGCGAGCCTTCATCATGACCATGTCGAGGAAATCGGTGCCCACAGTGTTAGCCGATGGCACGAGTGCGGCACGGTTCTCAAATGTGTGGCGACGCAAAGATCCTTCTGCAAGTGAGCGGAAAATCTCTGCGGAGCTTCCTGGGGTCTCGTCAACAGTTTCCACGTTGCGGGCTACCTCTGCGAACTCGACCGCGCGGGCTTCGCTCTGCTGGGCAACCTCAATGGAACGCTGAGCGCTTTCAATGTCGGCTTCAATACGGTTGATCTGGTCGACCTCAGCAGCGTCAAGGCCACGACCGTGAGACTCGGCACCGTCAATGACGGAACGGATCTGCATGGTCAGGTTGCCCTTGAGTTCCTGCTGACGGCGAATGAATGAATCAGTCATCAGTTTTTCTCTCTGTTTGTACGAATATGGGACACAGTCGCGTTGACGCTGAACCGCTACCGGCAGAGCTAACTCGTAACCGGTAGTTCAATCGTACAGTACAGGTGGAACTGAATTGCAGGTGTTTAGCCTACGTGGTCGACGCTATCGCGTTTCTCGTCAGCCTTTTGCACTCGGGTTTCCACAGGTTTTGGTTTGTCGAGGGCAAGAATGGCTCGAGCGAAGTCGTCAGCCATGTCAACGATTACCCCAGACACAGGTTTCCCTGCCGTGTCCAAAATTGCTTTTCTAATTTCAGCGTAAGTGGCCATTATATTCCCATCAATAGTTGTAGCTTTTTCTTTTTCAACGCCAACATGTCGTGCGACAAGGTGTCAACGGTTTCTTGAATCTGTGCTTCGGGTGCGAGCTGGTCGAGAACTTTGTCGATGAGCTGTCGGTCGTCGGTGGTAATGTCTTCACCGTTCTCAATCTTGAGTAGGGCGTCAGCTAGGGCGTCAGCGTCAACGTCTGCCCTGTTCGCTATCTTGTCAAGGCCACGCATGACAGCAGTGCCGTTGGTGCCTGTATAGGCTGGGCTGCCAACAAGGGAAACCTCAAACAGTCTGACCGATTTCAAAACTCTCTCTGTGCCCTCTGAGTTCCATTCATCCCCACCACGAGCAGGCATGGAGAAACTAAACGAGAAACCGGTGACGTCGCCACGTTCGACAAGGATCTTGGCGTCACGCCCGTAGCTGGTCGGGGCGATGGATGCTGAGACCTTCAGACCGCGCTCATCTTCCTCGAGGCGGAGTGTGCCGGCACGAGTCGAAGCAAGTACCTGGTTCGAGTCGTGGTTGTAGTAGAACATAATGTTATTCCGGGCGCGGAGTGACTGACGGAAAGCGCCACGGCGAATCGTTTCAGTGAATCCGCCGAGGTTTTCTGACCTGGATTCGAACAGGGCTGCGTATCCTTCGATGCGGAAACCGTCGCCGTCTTCTCGAACCTCAAACCCGCCAGCCTCAAACTGCCGAATTTCCAACTTTGCTTTCGCTTTACCGGTCACGTTACGCCCCTCGTTTTCTCGTTCGATTGTATCAACAACGCCTTCGGCATATTGTAATGCTCGCCGTGCGCTTCGTGTTGAACCGCCTCCGCCCCAAAGCGCCATTGCGACAGCTCCTGGGCCTGGATAGTTTTCGTCGCCTGGCATATTCTGTGGCGCATCCATGTCGACAAGGTGTCGGGCAATCCAGGCTGCGGTGCGAACCCACTTGTCAGCCGTCATATTCCCTTCGGACATGGCAGGGGCTTCCCTGAGTGTGCGGTCGACAAGACCATCACCAGACAGGCCTACCCGATGCCACTCAAGGCCCTGGCGGGCGGATGCCCGCATATAGGCAGGCGGTGTCAGGTTGACGTCAGGCAACCCACCGCCTGGGGCGTCCTGAACAATCTCTTCAAGGTCGCTCAGTCCCATCAGTCAACCTCGTAAACGTCTTTGGGGTTTGC